ACTTGCCTATATCTCTTAGGTTTTGTTTATTGATAGATACTTGGCTCACCCCCCTTTCTGTGCTATATCCGTGGTTTATGGTTATAAATTACCTGTTTTAATAAAATTTGCTATCCTTGCTGCATGTTCATGAGTTGCTGGCCCATAATAACGTGGACTGTGTTTAAAAGTGCCGTCTGATTGCAATTCCAAAGCCGTTTTCTTCAAACCGCTTATAAAATATGTATTTGGCTTTTTCGCCCATTGTTTAACCTTGCCACTATCAATTAAACTTTGAGCGGATTTAGAGATTTTTGTCTTTTTCGCACTCTTCATAGTGCTTTCTAAATTGGCAACTTTATTTTTCCATGATTTAATAGTTGCTTTCGTTCTCCTTACAGTTACTTTGCCACTATCCAAATCTCTCAAGAATGCTTTTACCTGTTTGATGTTTCGTGTGGTAATATTCAAATTGCCTTTATAGTCAAATAGACTACCTCTAGCGTTATCACGTTGTATTTGGCGTTCAATCACTTGCTTTTGTTTTTCTATCTTCTGTTGCAAGCTCTTTAAACTTGCATTTTCTCTATCCGCTCTATTTTTTTCTGCACGGCCTCTAGCTTTTTCAATGTGCCATACTTGCCCTTGTCTTGCTCTCATGTTATTTACATGTTCATTAAGCCTAGAATCAAATTCAGCTTGTAATGCTGCAAGTTTTGCCTTGCTTTTCTTTGTACCTTTGCTTTCTTCTCCGCTACCTGTTAGCGAATATCCTGCACCTCTACCGCCCATGTACTCACCTCACCATTTATAATCAATACCTTTATCTTTTAATTTAGCTATTATCGTGTCTTTCCTTAATCCAACACGTACGCCCTTTACATTGTTTTCTTTTGCGAATTTAATCAACTTATCGTATTTTGTTTTGCCCTCATTGTATTTATGCAACGCTGCTCGTTCACGTTCCCACTCCGCCTTTTGATAAGCTTTTCTACTCTCTAATGCACTTTTAGGAATCCATCGTTTCAAATGGATATCATGCTCGCCATCTAGCGTTTCGAGTGTGAACCCTACTTTAATTGCTTTTGGACGTTTTTCGAGTATTGTCATACCGCCCCAATGCAATTCACTATGTCTAGGATGCATTACATAATGTGGTAGCTCAATCTTGTTTTGAAACCAATCTTTTACTTTTAGATCACTGTCCGCAATGCCAGTTATGATAGAACCTTTATTCTTTTTGTTAAAACCAGCACCACGGCCACCCATTATGTTCTCACCCTTTCATTTTGTCTGTTACTGCATTGCTAATGTATGTTACATCGCAATCGAATGTATACCCAATATCACCGCCATATACGATTACGTTATGCGGTTTAACAACCTTCATGCATTCGTTCATGCCTTGTACCCATATATCAAATGCATCTTTACTTCTTTTAACGCCTATTGTTGATACCGCTATTGTTCCGCCTGTTGGTAATCCATCAAAGGCGAAATCATAGCTATCTGTACCAGCCCATGACACAGTAGGGATAACAGTACACCCATAGTCTTGCATCATTTGACCGATTAAGCGACTTCTATATGTGTTCCATATCATCATCGCTATTGGCATGTTCATGTATAAGCTAAAATCAGGCGTTAATACACAATCATAATCTGCAAGCATGGTACAGTAATCTTCTGGACTATTCCATACTCTTTCAAATTGATAATCATCAAGGAAGAAATGAACCCCTACGCCATCTTGTGGCGGTGTGCTTTTGCAGTAATTAAACCCCATTAATTGCTTTGGCGTATGTATCACCTTATCTAGTGTAGGTATGTCATATATCCCTGTACATCTGTTTTCATCAAAATCATACAAGTTATACGCATTAGCCGTACGCTCACGCTCGTTTTCCTTTTGCGGTAGTTCTATTTCAACTGTATCTACTGGGTCAGCAATTTCGAATCCAAAGTCTGACATATCGAAATCAAATATTTCATTCATTTCTAATGACAAAATACCTTTATCCCATTTAGATACCTCGGCTACTTTGTTATCCGCCAGTCTGTACGCTTTTATTTGTTGGTCTGTTAGATCATCAGCAATAATACAAGGCACTTCCTCAATACCTAATGCATGTGCTGCCTTATACCTGGTATGACCACATACAATCACATTGTTTTTATCAATGACAATTGGTACTTTAAACCCAAACTGTTCAATCGATTTTGCCACTAACGGAACGGCTTTATCATTCTTGCGTGCATTCTTATCATATGGAATTAGTTCATGAATGCTTTTCGTTACAATTTCCATTATTTAAGAACCTCACCGCCTTTCCGTTTTAACTCGCCTTTATCCTTGCGACATATTCCACAATGTGTCTTACAGGAATGCTTGGCTGTAATGTATGTCTGACACAATCCGTTGTATTCGATTACATCAGCAGTGCATATTCCGTATTTATCGTTGTTCAAGCAATGCTTTCTATCGCAATGTACCTGTGTCATTTTCGTCCTTTCTGATAACTTTATACAAAAAATGAGATATATCAGCGTGGATATACCTCATTACGTGATAGTTTTATTCATTTGTAGTGTAACAATTATTCAAAAAATAATTGCACCCTCTAAACCGATACCGCTAGATATATTTCAGTTGTTTGGAGGCTCATGAAATCACATATCTTTTATTGCATCATTGGAAAGGATGCGGTATCAGTTTACAAAATGCAATATATGAGGTGCGGAGAACAGAAAGAATATAGATTATGTATGACTGAAAAATAATTCGTGTATTTCTAAATCTTAACAAAATATAAAACCGCACCTCAATATTTGGTTATTGTGCCTGCAACAGCACGATTGCTCATCGGCAACCTTTACACCTTATATTCTACTATATGTTTTTAGGTGTTTATACTGACATTTACTGACATTTCATGACATTTACTGACATTTCAACCTACCTATTTCAATCAATGCTTTTTCTTTATATCTCATCGCCTGCCTTTCGTTGAATTGGTTTTCAAAAACCGAATGTGCTTGTTTGGCTGACATTCCGAGCAAGTATTCATAACGTAACATTGTACCGCCTATTTCTTCGCTTAGACTATTGATCGTGTTGATTACATCGCATTTGTACTCGCTCAATTCATCAATCCGTCTGCGTTGTTCTTTTTCTGTATCAATAAACCTTGCTACGCTATTTTCTAACCCACACGGAACACCGCCACCGCTCACTCTATCTTTTGAGTAATCAATAGCACTAATCGATGTAATGTTGCATCGTAGTTGCTCTATTTCTTTTGCAATCGACTTTATTTGCTCATCAACTGTCTTTACAGGCTCAAGGTATTTTCTAGCACTACTGATTAATTTCTTTTCACTTTTTGTCGGTTCATCCAAATACAAATCACCTCAATCCTTAAAAGCATAAACCATATCATGTATTTATACCTCTGCTAGTCTTGCATGATCCCAACTACCCATCCTACCATCAGAACTCCACGATGTAACACCATTGAAGTAAGTTCGCACTTTTCCGTTTTTGTATTCCGCAAAGTATCTTTTTGTCCACACACACCCATTATTCCTAACTAATATCGGCGTATCAACCGATATTTTAGACCAATCAACAATACCTAAATATTCGCCAACATTAATTAGTTGGTCTTTCTCTTCAAAGCATGTAGATTTCACTGGAACACGTGGCGAAAATGGGCATAGATAATCTCTTTCATTGACAAAGAAAAATAGTGTATCATCTTCAATTTCTGCTTTTCGATACCCTAGATCATACATGCGTTTAAATAGTTCATCTGTAAATTGTTTGTCATTCATACTCTAAACCACTTCTTTCTTGTTCCGCTATATTGATACAACTCTGGAGATTCCAATGTTATTTCTCCATCCTTTTTTATAGCTACTCCAACAATGAACCTCTTTTCATCACTTTCATAAGCTAGCTTTTTAAGAAATTCAATAGCACTTTCTTTTGTTTCGTGTACGTCTATAAAATAATCAGAATGTACAACGTATCCGCTATAACCTAACATGTGTATACCTCATCGCTAAATTATTATATATCTGATGTTTTGCGTTCAACCTTACTTTCTCTGTAAAGAAATCTAATCTCATACAATGTTCAATTTCAAAAATACTTGATAGTTCTGTAACAGTAGTATCTGAAATTTTGTACATAATCTTTACAACGCCAATATCAACTTCAATTTCAGGTACGATTATCTCATCAGCTATTACTATTGTTAATGCACTAGCTAGCAACTTTAAATCAACCATATACACTCCTTATGATAAGGCGGATATTTCACCGCCTATATCTGTCTATTTACTGTCTATTTCCCTGTACTACCGAACCCATTACTACCTCTTTTTGTTTCGTGCAATCGGTCTGTTTCTTCAACATCAGGCAATAATATCGGAACAATTAACAACTGTGCTATACGTTCGCCACGCTTAATTGTGTAATTCTTGCACGATACATTGTCATATACTGCACATATCTCCCCTGTATAGTCGCTATCAATTACCCCCATGCTATTTGCCATTCGTAGCGGTGTTTTATGCATGCTACTACGAGGCACTAACAATCCAACATGAAAATCAGGTATTTGTACCGCTACTCCTAGCGGTATTTTTCTCTGTGCATCTGCTGGTACTGTAATATCGAATGGACAATATAGATCTAAACCAGCACTCCATTTACTACCTCGTGTAGGCAACTCAACATATTCATTCAATCTCTTTACTAACATTTATCCAATCACCCCATATTTTCATTCTTGTAACCTGGTTACTCGTAATATTCAATTCAGCCATGATTTGTCTATTACTCATACCTCGCTTGCAACGCTCAATGACTTCATCGATTAGTTTAAATTCATCTTGTATGCTTATTCTTTTACGATTACCAGCACCATTACCGCCTACAATTTCAAGGGCATCAGTCACATCAAGGTTGCCCCATACTACTGATGCAAGTGCTAACCAATTTTTACAATTATACGGAATACCATATACCGATGTATTAACTGCCATGTTCCTCGCTCCATTCACTTTCCTTATATATTTTGAAGAAATCATCAGCACTCATGATTACAAGCCACTTTTGATTGCTTTTCTTCCATGCAACTATAGGTATATCTCCATTGTCTGCTTGTATTGCATCGTGTTCTGCTTGTTCATAGGCTTTCCTTACATTGAGGTTTTCTACAAACTTCACCTCTTGGTGGATATTTGGTAAACCTACGCAGTCCGATGCATCGCCTGTATTACCGCAATATTGGACTGTTCGCCTTACCTTATCAAACCCATTGGAACGGCATACATCTCGCCATAGGCGTTCACCTCTTGCTCCTTTCTGCTTACTATTTACTTTCTTTTTCTTCTTGTCTATTGGCAATCTTCATCACCGCCTTATTCTGCAAATTCCATCAAATTTGTTTGCACTTTTACATCGCTTAACATTTTATCTTTTGCTTTTGCATACATTCTTCTATCAATTTCAAAGCCGTACGCACTCCTACCTAATTCCATCGCCGCCCTTAACGTACTGCCGCTACCAGCTACAGGGTCAATTATTACATCACCCTCATCCGTGAATATTTCTATTAAGCGTTTCAATACATTTACAGGCTTTTGCGTTGGATGAATATTAGGAACGATATTCTTGTTATCACGTTTCCATTCAAAATGATCAAATATCATTTTTTTGTTGTTATTGAATTTAGGCAACTTTTCACGATACAGAATTAACGCATATTCAGTAGCACCAACTATCCTCATATTAGCTTTTAATACTTGAGCACTATAATTTTTGTTGAATGTGATAGGAATGTAATTTTTAAAGCCGTGTTTTTGTGCATATTCGATTACCATCGGCATTTGTTGGAACGAACAGAATACAATCATGCATGGTGCTTTTCCTCGTTCCTTAGGTTCTTTCTTTAATAGCCTATTGCAAAAGTGAAAATATTCTGCAATGTTGAAATTATAATCGGAATTGAAAAATGCTTTACCAGCTTTTTTGCTTTCTCCGTTCTTATTATCCCCCCCTACGTACCACATAGGATTACTTGCATAGGCATTGTTACCTAGATTGTATGGGATATCAGCAATTACCAATTGTGCCTTTGGTATCCCATATCTTTTAAAATTCTGAAAATTATCATTAAATAATTCTACTTTCATCTATTCACCACTCTATATTATTCACATCGTTTCAAAATATCTTTTACTCTTCGTCCTCATCTTTTTCCCAACCAGTAACTAACACTACTTCTAAACCGTCATTTGAATCATTGATATAATCAATCTCATACTGCTTATATCCAGCTTAAACAAAGCATTCTTGGTCAGGATAACATTTTTCCAATTTTTCAATTAATTCATGTACTTTCATTTTTAATCTCCTTTACACGATACTTTCATAATCAATATCCTTATTTGTCGATATAATCACTAATTCGGTATTTCTTTGTTTTAAAAACCACCAATGCATTATTTTCGAACCCATATTTCTTCTCCCATGCTCGGAATACTTTTGTTAGTTCTTCGCTCAGTTCGTCAATATGCTCTTTCTTTACATCGTTCAAGTAATCGTCCGACCATTCTTTAATTTCATCATCCATATCATATTC